TTGAAGGTATCGGTATCCAGGTCGATTGCACCCCTGGCCAGATCCTCATGGAATGAGTTGTAGATCAGCGATGCCATGGTCTGACGGGTTTAACGTCAGGCTATGGATCAGGAATTACAGGACCGTCAGCACCATCGCGGTGTCACTGAGAGTCGTGTTTGTGAATGCAGGCGTTGGGCTAAAGGTGACAATCACTCGCTCGGTGGAGGTGTTGGCATCCTCCAGCGACCCCGCGACGGATACGGTGGCAGAATGGGTTGTGCTGTTCACGACAATAGAAACAGATCGGCCAAGGGTTAAATCTGCCAGCAGGGCGTTCTTTTCGTAGCCCGCCAATGTAGTAGTGCTCAGCCTTGCAAATCCGTTGCTATACAGTCGATAACTATTTGCGGTTGGGTTAAACGTGTTCGGGTTCTGCCACGTGTATCCCATCCCATCATCAGCGACGCCAGCCGCCAGCGACAGCGTGATGGTCTGAGCGATACCAGCCCTGCCGAGGTTCTGCGCAGGGCCAGCGGCCAACGCCAGCACCATGCTCCAATCGATGCCGCTAACGCTCACGTCGCCCTGCGCGACGCCTGCAGCAAGGCCCAGCGTGATTGTCGAGACCACGCCATTCTGCGCAATCACCGCCGCGCCGGTGCTGATCGACAACGTGATTGACAGCGTGATTCCAGCGGCGTAGGAACCGGCAGCGCCAGCACCAGCGGCCAGGCTTAGCGTCATCCGCAGGTCAGCGCCGACAACGTTTGACGCAACTGGCGGCACCGTCTCCAGCGTCAGGGTGACGTTGTGGCCACCGCAGGGCAGATCTTCCACCACGCCAGGGCCGGCGTATCGCCAGAGGTACACGCCCGGCACGTAGTCGGTGATGCTGCCGAAACTCACCACCTCAGCAGGCAGATCAAACGATCGGAACGAACCGCGGCGGCCGGCGTAGTGCTGCCAGATAGCGAGCATGTCCGCCTCAGGCAGTCCGATGAATGACAGCTGCAGCTGCGCAGCAATCAACACATTGGAGTGCCGCACCCGGTTCTGCACCCCGCTGAACGCGCTAAACGCCGTGGCGGGATACTCACCAGGTGTGAACACTCGGGAGCTTGGAACCAGCGCAGGAAATGTCGTCATGATTCACCCGTGCCAGACCACGTAGCCAACACGTCATTACCAACAGGAGAGTTGGAGAATTCCCAACTGCTAGATACTGGGATTTCCGTGTAGTTAGGTTCGCAGCTTATGCCGCCAATAATAAACCCAAAATATCGGCCGCCACTTTCTGATCTAACGGTGCCAAGAACACCACCCTTCCCACCACCAGGGCATTGCGGCCTGATTGTTCCATTGATCCACCAGGGAACAAAGCTCCCGTTACCGGGAAACGCATTAACCGGCATATACGTTCCGCCTGGGTCAGTCGTCGGCCACCAGCTGCTGCTGCCAGCAGATCGGTAATACAGGTATTCCGTTGGATCAAACTCTGGTGCCGGCTGCGGGCTATTGCATGGATCTGCAATTTGCGGCGGGCCATCAGGGCACTCGAAACTGAACGTGACAAACTTATCGTTGTAGCTGCCGCCACCACCTGGCGGGGATAGCGGCAGTGAATACAACTCGGCGCCACCAGTTTGCGTGACGCCGCTGTCTGGATCGCCAATGTTCCCGATGGTGCGCTTCACGATTGCGCCAGCGCATATCCCAGTCGGAGGTATCCCCGCCGCGCCACCCGGCACTGGGCATGCTGTCATTGGCCCAATCGGTTGCGGATCGCCGCCGTCATCCGGTGTCGGCTCAGGTGCTGGTGACTCTGAAGGCGGCAATGCACCACCACCGCCAGGACCGCCAGCGCCGCCGCCGCCAGTGAATCCACCGTTCACGCCGATCGGCGTCAGGCCATCACCAGGATCGGCAGGTGGCTCGGTGAACTCCTCATCTGGCACCGTGTCATCCACGGCGCTGTTGATGTCACAGCCCAAGCCTGTCAGGTTCGACGTGAGCAGGATTCCAGCCCCTGTTGCATTGGCAACGTCCAGCGCAATCAGGCTGCGATTCTCAGAATCAACTGGTACGTGGGTGCATTCGTACTGGATATCACCGGCCAGCGTCTTTCTGATCCGCTCTACTTCGTACAGATAATCATGGAATACAGAGACATATCCAGCAGCGTTACGCTCTAGCCTTACCCGTACAATGCTCCCCTGTTGCACAATCGTATTGTGCGACTGTGGCCGCACCTTGAACCGCATCGTATGCGTTGACCGCATACGCTTACTGAGGATGTACGCTCCTACCTTGACGGCGTGATCCTCTCGCGTACAGAACTGCGATAGGTCATGCGTTTCATACGGACCATCCTGCGCCGTGCCGTCGTAGCGCACCTCTGCCGTACGGATGATCCCTACATCAGCATCGAGCTGTTGCCGCCAGATCACTTGTGCCACGAACGGCTGTCTGGTCGCCCAGCCTGAGTACACGATTTCCTCAGAGCCAGGAATGATCAGGTCATCAGTGAACGTATAGTTCACCGTCAGCGGTGTTGTTTTGATCGTCCCATCAGTATTCACCGGCAGCAGTGGTTTGAGCCCTGCCTTGCCGTTGCGGTTGCTTTCCCTGATCAGGTGATATGGTCCCCAGCGGCTAAGCAGGTCGCTGTAGTTCACCGCTTCGGTAATCCAACAATTCGTCGTGATGTTGTTAGCGTTCAGGAAGATACTCGCAGCTTCAATCGAATCAGTATCAATCAGCGGCACCGGTATCCTGGCGCTGTTCACCATCAGCCAGTACGCCAGATCAGCGAACGAATCTGATGGCACGTTCGCAGTTGCATCCGCCCAGCGGTACACCTCCATTCCGTTACGAATGAAGCAATGCACCTGGCGGTTCCAGTAATCAAACCCATTCGGGACTGTAATCTGAAATGAAAGGGTGCTAATCCCTGGATACGATCCAATTGTTCCGCAGAGATAGGTGGCCTCTGGCTTATCAAAGCCAGCCCTTATAACAATCGCATTCTCTGGCTCCCAGGTGCCTGCTCTGCGATCGTACGTTTGCGTGAATATCCCAACTCTGCACTGCCGCTGGAAAACGTCACGCACCTCCAAGCTGCCGACTCGGCCTTCGCTCAGGATCAGGTGGTAGAACGCCGTAACGTCGTTTTCAAAGTCATTGATGAATCGGCATTCTGTCGCCTTCGGTGAGATGAACACACCACCAGCACCATTACGCTGCCGGCCGAACACGATCGGCACCGGTTCACCAATGACGTGCGCTGACTGCTGCACGTCCAGCGGGTTACTGCCTTGCGCCGCGGTCTGCTCTGATGGCGTTGGCGTCTGCCCAGCCTGAATCGCCAGGAGCGCTAGCGGGTCAGTGCCACGAACCAAGCTCACAGCTGTGCTCCCTGGCCCATGATCGCTGTCGTCAGTCTGCGGGGCGGCACCGTTGCGCCCACTGGTGACAACGCCGAGCCAAGCTGCAGGGTGAACTCTGTCGCCTTGGCGCGGCCTCCTACAACCTGGCCATTGAACTGCCCGATCAGCGTCATGCCAGCGGGTGGCCCAGCATTGGCGATGCTGGAGTCGAACTGAAAGATCCTGAGCTCAGCTAACCAGCCACCAGCCAAGGCGCGTTCTGAAGCAACCACCACGCGCCGGGTGGCCGGCATGGTCACGGTGATGCTCTGATCTGAACCGCTGTCACCTTCAACGAATCCACTCGCGTCAAACGGCAGATAGTCCCACTTATGGGTTTCGTAGGTGATGGTCGTCGCCCAGTACGACTGCCACCGCTCACGGGTTGGGCCGATTTCTTCGTACAGCCTGAACAGCTGCGCCTGTGCCCTGCTCATCGGCCTAACGCGATTCTGGCTTCTGGTGTGCGGAGCATGGCCAGCACCTGCTCGGCAGTTTGCTGAGCAGACCGTTCGAGATCATCAATGCTGACCCAGCGGGTGCCGTCCTGCTGTTGCATCACCGGGCCGGTGGTGATGTTCACTTGGGGACTACGCGCCGAGTTGGCACCGCCGGAGCTGCCGGATGGGATGACGCTGGCGCCACGTTGACCCGCCAGGAACCGTGAGCTGGCGGCTGCCATCTTCGACTCGGGGATGATGTACTCCCGGCCGGCCTCACCCACCAAGCCGACAGTGGGGCGGTTGACGAAACCACCTTCGGCAAAGGCGGGGACCGTGATCATGGGGATCAGCGGAATATCGGCTGCGACGGGGATGCTGTTGTAGCCGGCGATCAGCTGATTGATCAGCCCGGCGACAGTATTGATCTGATCTGCGATGTACTGCAACACGCCACGGAACACGTTGCGCAGGCTGTCCGCCATCGCGGTCCAGGCACCCTCAGCCATCGTCACCACTGACTGGATCGTTTCCTCCAGCCAGTCGGTAACAGCAGTCCAGGCAGTTCTGATCGGCTCGACGAGGTAGGTATTAAATGCCTCGCCAACAACTGTCCAGACCGCCTCGATCGCGCCTTGCCACACCTCGGCGGCTTTCTCCATGATGCTGAACATCCCGCTCCACAGCTTGGTCAGCACGCTTACATACGTGGTGAGCACCTTGGTGATTGTGGAAAGGCTGAACCCAACGAACGCGACCAGGCCATCCCAAAGGCCAATCCAGAACTGCCGGATTGGTTCACCCCATTCCCAGAGCCAGGCAAGGAAGTTCATCAGCGGTTCGCGGAATGCGATAGCCATCGCCACGACAGCAGCGATAGCCAGCACGGTCCATCCAACGGGGCCGGAGAAGAACGCCAGCAGCGCAGGAATGAACGTGCCGCCGATCCAGGCCAGCAAGCCGCCCAGCCCAGCGGTGATACCGGCAACAGTGGGAGCCACTGCGCCAAGCCAGCCGGCGATCGTTGCGCCGATGCTCAGGCTGCCCAGCAGCATCA